TTACCAAGCAATGCCAACATCTGCACATGTTCTGGCTTTTCATCGAGCAAGTAAGCGCAGTCATCATAAGCAATGAGCGCAAGAATTGCTCCCCTTGCGGCAGTCCTTGCGGCAGTCCATGCGGCATCACTTGCGGCACTCCTTGTGGCATCCCTTGTGGCATCCCATACGGCATCCCATGCGGCAGTCCATGCGGCATCCCATGCGGCACCCCTTGCGGCATCCCATGCGGCACCCCTTGCGGCATTCCATGCGGCATTCCATTTGTCAGGGTTCTTTTTCAAATCAGCCAGTATCCGGTCGATATGTTTTGCGTTTGGTAAATGTGCCCAGGCAGTTTGATTCATTGAATAATCCATAATCCTTTAGTATGCGTATTATACACTCTTTTGTCGAAAAGTCAAGAAAAATGTAAGTTATTGATTTCACATGGACAAAAAATCTGCTAAATACTGGTAACGGAGTAAAAAATGGGTAAGCTGAGTTTATGGAAACCGCACAAATCTAAAGATTTTAAATTCTTTGATCGGACTATTTCAGAAATGTTTAGGATTGGTTCAGCCGAGGTGCTTGTTCACAAATATCTCGGACCAATGCCACAAGGTACACAACTAACAACATCTGTGGGGCAGACTGCTGTAAATTCTCCGCTCGTGTTTAATTCTACAGCTGGTGTAAATCCGGGCGATTTTGTATATGGGAACAACATTCCAGCAGGCGCCACTGTTATAAACATCACTCCCACATCAGTAACGCTGTCAGTCAATACTACTGCTATACTTCCTACTAACTCAAAGGTTGGCTTTAGTGGCGATGCTACTCAACCAGCAAACCCGAACCCAGGTGCAGGAAGCATACAAGATATATTATTTTTAGAGAACAGAGATAGGGATTATGATGAGGATGTCTATGTGTTGCGCGGATCATACCAGCGAGCAGACAATGATTTTGATTTATCACAATTTGGTTTATTTTTACAGACGGGGACGGTCATAATGACCTTTCATCACAACGACATGATTGATGTTCTTGGTAGGAGACTTATGTCTGGTGACGTTCTTGAATTTTTGCATCTCAAAGATGATTATGCATTGAATACAGAATATGCGATAAAGAGATTTTATGTTGTAGGAGATTGCTCGTGGGCGACAGAAGGATTTAGTCCAACGTGGTATCCACATTTGTGGAGAGCGAAACTTAATCCTATGGTTGATAGTCAAGAATATAAGGATATACTTAATAATATTACAGTTGTTGACACATCTGGCCCAATGGGCACACCAGGAAATACTGTTCCAATTGTCGATGTTGTTAGTACTTATGACAAATATATCGGCATAAATGAAGCAATTATTGCTCAGGCAGAAGCCGATGTGCCGGCCAGTGGATATGATGTAAGCAAAATTTATGCGCCGCGAGTAGACGAGAATGGCGTTGCAACGACTTCTGTTCTTACTGGTGATGACCAAACTGATACGAGCGATGCTGAATCTATTACCTCTGATCAAGGTTCGTATAGTCCAACACCAGAGCTAAATCCAAAGGGATATTTAACCGGCGACGGGCTTGCTCCAGATGGATTGCCAGTAAGTGCAGGTGTTGCTTTCCCTGGTGGTGCAAACATAGGCGATTATTATTTGAGATTAGATTTCTTGCCAAATCGCCTGTTCAGATTCAACGGAACCAGATGGGTTAAGATGGAAGACAATGTCCGTACTAACTTAACTCCTGGAGATCCAAATAATAAAACGTGGAAAAATAGTTTTATCAACAATGATAAAACACTTACGATTGGCAACGGCACAACGATACCAGAAAAACAATCGCTGGACAAGGCGTTGCGCCCAAAGGCCGACTACTAAAATAACTGAAGGAGTAACAAACAATGACACCAGAAAATATAAAATATCTTAAAGATAATCCAGAGATTGTTGCTGAGATAGACGCATCTGGAAAACGAAGTCAAATAAGATCAATGAAATTACAAAAAATTCTCGAGGCATTAAATCAAGCAATTTATGAAGACGGTATCAATAATTCATCTGAAGATGGCAACAATGAGGCTATTTGAAATAACCGATATTAATCAGACATATATCATTTTATCGAACGCGAAACTGTCATTCAAGAAGAATTTAATTTGATTGTTGAGATTAAAGAAATATTTTTCCGGCAAAAGAGAAAGCAAAATCTTATTAAATTAGTAGACTCTAATATTATCGATCTAGAAAAAGATATTCTCTTTTTCTTAAAGATGTCTTTTCCTAATAATAGAGACCCAGATATAAAGAAACTTAAAAAAGATGCTTACACCATCTCTAAAGAATTAAATTTAATAAAGCAAGAAATTATAGTATATGTAACAGATAAGGAGAATTAAATGGCACAATCATCTCAGTTTTTTTATTCAGGACAGGTTAGACGGTTCTTGAATCAGTTCATTCGCATTATGTCTCACTTCAACGTTGAGTTTGGTAAGGACAGCGAAGGAAATATTGCGCTGCAACAAATTCCCGTATACTACGGCGACCCATCAAGACAAGCCATGTCAGCAATCACCGGGAACAGTGAGAACATAATGCCGTCTGCACCAGCAATGGCATGTTATATTTCTGGGTTTGAATATGATAGAGAGCGCGTACAAGATCCATCGTTTATTAGCAAAATAAACATAAGAGAACGGTCGTTTGATCATGCGACTGGTATATGGGGACACGATCAGGGCAATGCGTTTACTGTAGAACGACCAATGCCAGTCCCGTATAAACTGACGTTGAAGGTAGATATTTGGGCAAGCAGCACGGATCAAAAGTTGCAAATTCTTGAACAGATTTGTTCTGTCTTTAATCCTGACATTGAGATACAGAACACAGACAATTATCTCGACTGGACAAGCCTAAGCACTGTTAGGTTGTTGACATCAAACTGGACAACTCGCACTATTCCGCAAGGACCAACAGACGTAATTGATGTTGCAACACTCACGTTTGAATTACCTATCTGGATTAGTATGCCTGCTAAAGTTATGCGATTGGGAGTAGTGCAGAGAATGATCGGCAGTCTGTATGATGCCAACGGTAATTTAAGTGCAGATGTTGCCGAAATGCCGGCTGAATTTTTGCTTTCTCGTCGAGTAATGACGCCTATGAATTATGGCGTGGTTTATTATGGTAACACGCTTCAGCTGATTCGCCAATCGACGATCGTAACCGACACAGTTGATGGTGTAATTGTTTCTCCAGATAATCATAATGATTCCTGGAAAACCCTAATTGACTCGTATGGATTAAATCTACAAAACGGGACATCTGAAGTACAGTTATCTCAACCCAGCGGTAGTGTATTGGTAGGCACAGTATCATATCATCCTACTGATACGTCAATGTTGTTATTTTCGCCGTTTGCTGATACGATACCGACCAATAATCTTGACCCAGTCAATGCTATTATTGACCCCTTTAATATGCCAGTAGACTCGACATTTATAAGTGCTATCGCAGGAACCCGGTACTTAATACTAAATGATATCGGCTCTACTGGTAATACGCCAGGTAATGGAGCGCAGGCATGGGGTAATTTAGTAGCCAAAGAAAATGATATTATTGAATTTAACGGCGCTACGTGGTCTGTAGCTTTTTCTGCAGCTGGTGCCACGGAGGTTAAATACTGTAATAACATTAAATCGGGATTACAATTTAAATGGCTACCAGAACATCAAGTGTGGGTAAAATCAGTCGAGGGTTCTTATGAACCAGGTCAATGGACGATAATACTATCGACACTTATTTGAGGCAGGGAGTTGGTGCTCTGATTTATTCACAAAAAACCAAACGATATTTATTTTTATTGCGCGATGGTAATAAGTATGCCGGTACCTGGGGACTTGTTGGTGGAAAAATTGAATCTGGTGAAAGAATTACTGAAGCCCTATATCGTGAGATAAGCGAAGAAGTTAGTGTTGATTTAAGTCAAAGCAAAACAATACCCATTGAGACGTTTACCAGCGAAAATTACAAATTTGTCTATTACACATTTTTAATATCAGTAGACGATGAGTTTGTTCCTGTATTAAATAACGAGCACCGTGGTTATTGTTGGGTGACTCTTGCGGATCACCCTAAACCACTCCATCCTGGCGTGTGGCAATCGTTCAGATTCAAAGTCATAATTGACAAGATAAAAACGTTAGAGAAACTGCTAGGCGAATAATGGCCTTAGCGAAGTTCTGCCCAACCATTAAATGATGACCCAGATTGTGCAATAGTATAAGTTGATCCTGATGGTACAATTCCAGCAACTGTTTGTGAAAATGTTGCGCTGGAGGTATTTGATGCCATTAGACTAACGACTACGCCATCTACAGTTAAGGAATAGGAAAAACCAGAGCCATTTGCTGGCCATCTTACTGATACATAAATTGGTTTACTAGTAGAATTAGTGTAT